GGAGCTTTATACTCTGGTCTGTTTGAAACAGCTTCTTGTATTAACTCTTGTTCTCTAGCTTTAAACTCATCAAGTCTAGAATCATAGTGTGCTTTTAAATCATCGTATCGTTTTTTATAGTTGGGTTGCTTGTAAGGTTTATCCTTAGTTGCTTCCACTTCTTCTTGTTTTTCTGCTTCAATAGCATCACTTTCATCATGCTCAGTTGTAGCAGTAGTATCAAAAAATAAACTATCTGACGATACAAAAGGTTTATCTTTTACATCATGCCAATCTTTTTTTGCATTATAAGGGTTGGCTTGTTGTGGTTCTTGGTTCTCGGTTATAACTTCTTCAGTCATTTTCTTACCTCCTAATCAGGGCTTCGTTAACAAGGTCGCTACGTTGTGCACAGTAGGGCTTGTCTTGTAAAGGTCGCCTTTCGGTTATTATATATGATATAGTGCCTATAAAAATTATAGGGTCGCTTTATCTCTTTTAGCCACTTAAAGGAACATAGTATCTACGAGGACTAGCCTTTAACATTTCTTCTTCAACTTGTCTGTTAGGTTTTACAACATTAGGAACATTCCTTTGTGCTGTTTGACTTCCAGTAGTTTGAATAGGAACTGCTTTAGGATCGCCTTCTTCTTCAACCATGCCACCATAAGCGACACCTTGTCTTTGATCTGCTGATGCTTCTGCGTCTTTCATCATAGACATTAAATTGTCTTCTCCGATTTCTTCAGATGCTTTAGCAGTAAAAACAAATTCTCCATCCGATAACCTTGCGGGTATCGAATCGGATTTCTCATTGCCTGGGCCTTCAATAGGGCCAGAGCCTGAAAATTCTGTTGCACTCTCGACTACTTGATCGAATATTTCGCTTAGTCTGTCGTCTTTCTCAAGAGCACTTATTAAATAATTTCTATCTTCATTAGACAATGTTTCTTCCATTACATAGTCTACATAATCTTCTTCCATTTGTTCATCAGGAATCATTGGTTCTTCCATTGATGTTTTTTCTTCTCCCTCTAACATCATTCCCATTTGTGAATTTATATCGCCACCTTCGGCTTTTGAAGTTCTATTTACATTAAATATGTTTCCTAATTTTTTAAAAAAAGCAGCTTCCATTCTTTTAGAAGTTTCTTTTGTTACAGCTATTTGTTTTGGTGTTAATTCTATATCGACTTCAAATCCTTTAGCTGTATTTTGTATTACTTTTTTTTGTTCTGGTGTTAAATCAAAATCTATTTCAAACCCTTTTGTTTTATATTTACTTTTAGTTACTTCTAACCCACCTTCAGCACGAGCAACTCTTGTCAAAGTTTCTTTGTATTCATTTACGTCTTCTTGAGTAAAAGGTGATTCCTTTAAAAGTTTAACATAATTATCTTCCATATCTTTAAACTTTTTTGCTATTGGAGCTTCTTTAGCTTTTCTAGCTTTTTGAAGTTCTTCATACTTATCCAGAAAGTCAGTTATAAGTAATTTACGATGCTCCTCTTTAAATGCTTCTTTACGTTTTTTGTTACTTTTTTTGTTAGATAACAAAGACTGTCCTTTTTTCTTTGGTGGTCTTCCTACTTTACTTCCGTATGTGCCTTTACCTTCTGGCATATTAATTCTCCTCTTGTCTATTCATTGCTTCTTCTACTTCAGCCTTCAACTGCCCTAGCCGTTCCAGAGAATTGATCCTCCCCTGGCATCGGTACATTTCCAGTTCCGATGTTGCCACCGCCAGTACCTGTAGTTCCGAGTTCTTGAGGTGCTCCAGGTGTTCCACCAAGACCTCCCATTCCTTCCCCTTCACCAGGAGTACTAACTTCCGAGCTTGTTTCTTGTCCAACATTATTTTGCATTCCTATTATTTGTGCCATAATTGCAGCCTCTTCAGGATCGTTGAGTATTTCATCAGGATCAAGGTCAAGACTGTAGGCAAGTTCACTAATTAATTTAGACATCTTAACAAATGGAGCAATAGCAGGATTCTGTGCAGTTTGTAAGAACATAGTCAATCGTTGTGACCTGACTTCTTTCTGCATTAAACTATTTGTTCCAGAAGCATTAACTTCTAAATCACCTACGACTCCTAACTTATTTTCTAAAAATTGCATATTCCATTGAAAGTATGCTTCTCCTAAAGGTTTAAGTAAGAAATCATCCAAGTTCTTAACAACTGTTTTAATGTTAAGACTTGCTGCACCTAATAACATAGACATACCTGAAGCAGTCCTAGTCATACTTTGTACTCCTGTTTGGCCATGAGAGTAACTTGGTATACCTGTCTGCTCATCTGCAAGCTGTCTAAACTTGTCGAACATCATCATATTTTCAGTTGATGTATTTGGAAATTTAACTCCATGTATAGCTTGCCCTGGCATTCCCGCTTGTCTACGGAATATTTTACCAGGATACATTTCAAAACTTTGTCCACCTACTAATGCAGACTCATCTACATCAAATACTAATGAACCTGATAAAGCTAAATTATCTATAGCCATTCTTGCATGGCCATTCATAATTTGTTGAGAATCATCCATGTTCTCAGCTACACCAACTCCAAAGAAACTATACGGATTCTTTTCATAAGGAAAAGCATTGTATGGTATTCTATATGGAGTAAAAGGATTAATAACTGCTCGAAGTATTTTACCATTACTTACCCAAGCATTAATCTGTACTTCATCTAAATCATCAATAGAATCATCTAAGTCTATGCCTACTTCTCTGGCATATTCTGCATCCATAATTCCCCAATATTCTAATACCTCATATTGTGGTGGAGCATGGTCATCTTGTTCTTCACTTCTTATTTGATCTTCGTAACTACGTTTTTCGTAATTACCACCCATCATTAAACATTCTCTAATTGCATCCTTATCAAAATAAGGCATCTTACTAAGTGCTCTAAACTGACTTCTATTTAGTCTATGTCTATGAACAATGTATTCACATTCTTCCATGGATGTAGCATTTGGATCAGGGAAGAAATCCTAAATACTTACAAATTCTATTCTTGGTACTCTAACTTCTAAAGGATTGTATGTTCTGTTACCTTCTTCGTCTTCATCCCATCTGTTTAAAGTTTTATTAAAATTAAAAGGCCCTTTAATAATTCCTGTGCCCATCATAGATGATTCAAATAAAGCACTTCGTAATTCAGAAGAACCATTTGATTCTTCAATTTGGTCGTGAATTAATTTTTCCATTCGTCTTGCTGCTGCTTGAGCAGGACTTATTTCTAAATCTGTAGGGATTGGACTAAGACCCTCGACATAATTTCCTTCCATCTTAGCCATTTCTTCAATGAACCTTTCTTCAAACTTTCCTAATCCAAGAGTTGCACCAGGCTTTAATGTTTTACCATCTCCTTCATATCCTACATCATAAGGATTTTCTTCAGGTTCTTGTGGAGGAGTAGGTTCAGAAGGTGTTGTTTCAATTCCTGGAACTGGATTTTGTGAATCAAGATGAGCGTGAGATACTTCACCTTCAGGCATTTTAGTTTCTGAAATACCAATAGGAAATTTTCCTGTTCCAAAAATTACGTCAATTAGTTGTCCGAAAGCGGCTAGGACTTTTGTTTTAGTTACTTTAACGAATACTCTAGATTTTTCAGATTCTCTAAAACGAATCTTTTTACCATACAAACCTCTATAGTTTTGATAAGCAGTCAACCATCTAGTTTCGTGTGTTCGTCTAGCATCTTCAGCAATTTGAAATCTACTAGCTATTAAACCTGCTAAGTTTAATTGTTGATCAGGTATTAAATTTAAGCTTTTGCCTGATTCACCTTCTACTTCTTCGTAGATGTTATCAGCGTTTAAAAATGTATTATCGTTGTCTGCCATATATTAATATCCAAATGTATCATCTACTGGTCTATAAACAGACTCTCTATGATACTGCCGAAGATTATCTATTGGATTATTAATTCTCGGCCTACTCATAATAAGATACCGCAGAGCATCATAAGCATGATCTGCAGCATGTGTGTCTACGTCTTCAGGGTTACGAGTATCTAATGGTATACTTTGTAGTTCTTTTATTAAGTTAGGGCAAGTATTAAATATTTGCAATCTTGGTCTACCACTTGGTTGTACTTTTAAATATTCGTGAATCTGAATTTTACCTTGTATTCTATTTTTATCAGCTCGTCTAAGTTTGTGTCCTTGTCTGACGAGAGACTCTCCAACAGTCGGCCCAGTTGTGCCCGTCTTTGACCAAGCAGACGTATCTAGCACTCCTGAAACAGAAAGAGGGTCTTCCATTTCCATATCTGTTATTATACGTCCTAAATCTTCACCTGTCAAGCCTTTTCTGTATAATTCTCTATAAATTATTAAAGTACCATCAGACTTATCTACTGATCCCCATATACAAGCACTCTCAGAAGCATAGCCATAGTCAATCCCTTTTACTCTTTCCCACGTAATAGGAATAGAAAAAGGAGCTACAATATGTACATCTGGATCAAATTCTACAAAGGCTGCACCTTCATTAACATCCCAATTACCTTCTAACAATTGTTTACGTTGTACAGGTGGTAAAGACATAAGCATCTGTTCATAGACACCATCATTTGCTAAATATGGATTATCAGTTAAACGAGCAGGAATAAATTTTCTAGTTAGTCCGTCTTCTCCTTGAAAAGATTCGTTAGGTGTGTAAGCATCAACATATCTTTTCTTAACCCAATTAGCACCAATACCGCCAGGGTTAGCTGTACATCTTAAATAAGTTTTAATAGATGGGTCTGTTGTTCTAAGACGAGAAGCTAAATAGTTCCAACCAAATTCTGTAGGCAAGTGAGTTATTTCATCAAAGCCTATCCAAGAATATGCTTGTCCTTGGTATCTATAAACATCGGCATCTCTTTCTAAGAAACCAAACTCTATCTTTGCTCCACTAGGAAAGTTCCACACTTTTTCAACTTCCCTAAACTTACAGCCTGGAAATGCTTGTGGATATAATTCTCTGGATTTATCTATGAGTTCTCTTAACTCTGGCATAGACCTTCTAAGTATTAAGGCTCTATGTGCTTTCTTATGTGCATACCTTAATGGGTCTACTAACATGGCATAGGATTTACCACCTCCCGCAGCTCCTCCGTAGAGAACGTCTTTTTCATCGGCTGCTAGGAATTGAGTCTGTGGCCCTTCATTAGCATGAAAGACTACATGACTTCCTTTATCTATCTCAGCTTGAACAGCTTTAGGTATTGACGAAAGTTCGTCTTCTGTTACTACCTTCCCCTCGTTTGTAGGTTTCTGCGATTCGTCTTCAAGTTTGGAGAGAACTTTTGTGGTTTGTTTGAGTGAGTTCCTCTTTGATTTGAGTTGCCTCTCCACTTTTTCGATTGCTTTTTGTTTACTCCTGACTGATCTTCTTGCTGCAAGTTTTGCTTTTTGCTCATGTGAATAATTATAATTGGACTTACTACCTTGTGGTCTACCTCCTTTCTTTTTTGGAGTACCATCTTTCTTTAGTATAAAGCCTCCATCAGAATCTGTCAAGTAGAGATGTGGATTCTTTTCCCAATCTTTCAAGTCGTTGTTGTCGTTTTCCATATTTTTTATCTATGTGTTTTTTTAATCCTGGTGGGCTTA